GTGCCATTGGCCCCATGAAACTTGTCATGCTCTAACCCTCTATGAAAAATACACGGGGCCAATGATAGTTTATTATTCAAACTTTGACAACAGATACTCTAACTCGGTCTTTGATTGCCTCAAAACCTTGTCTATATGAGCATCTGTACCCTCCATTCCATTCAACGCACTACACAAACGAGCAATACGATCCTTGTCAAAGTTACTCAAAGTACCTGTGGGCATCAAAACGTCATTACCCTTTGTATTCTCCATATAACGCACAGATAGCTCTATTGAACGCGGTATCTCCTGCTCACCACTTTCGTAGTAACAATACATTCGATGACTCACACCCAAAGACCGGGACATGTTCATCTGCGTTACATCAAGTTGCTTACGTTTCTTTGCCAACGTCTTGCCATCCCACATGCTGTAGGACTCTTTAGCCTTGTACATCCTCTACCTCCTCCAGCATACCAGCGTCAATCATGTCGGCAGCAAAAGCCTCAACAGTATCGAACCTGATAGACTTGCCACTCCAATCGCATGCAACAGAAGCTGCTGTACGAATCCAATCTTTGTCTTCCCGGTCTGCCATGAAGAAGATGTCCTTCCATGCAGCAAGAAACCCTTCAGCACTAGGAGCCTCAAACTCAATTGGATCCTCGCTGATCTTTAATAAAAACTTAGGCATTTGCCCCTCCTTTAGTTGTTTCACATAACATAGTGCAAAGATTGCAAACAATCAAGGAAAATATGATGTAAAATTTTTTTTTAAAATTTTTTGAGGGTTGTTTGTGGGAAAGTTGGCGCAACCTTTCGCCCTGTCAAAATTTTTTTTAGGGGTGGTGGTATACCCACCCATCCCCGATTTTGCCACATATTGCCAAGGTATAGGGTACCTTAGATGCAAACATTGCGTTAATCGCCCATAGAGCTGCACCTATGCCGTACAATTGTTCGGCTGCTGGTAACCTACCGCAAAAAAAAAGAGGCGCTGCAAGCGCCTCTAATCGCGTTTTTATGTTTGGCTAGTTTTGCCTAAAATCAGATCGTCTTTCCATTAAGTATTCAAATGTCTGATCATCCAGCCCTGCAAATATGCTAGTTACACCAATTCTATTGGCTGGCAATAATTCCCACTTTGCAGGAATGGTGACAACCTCACCTTGAATTGCCTCATATCCATTTAGATCATGATTGCCTTGGCTAGTACCATAGGCGTTGCCATAGCGTTGTTGAGTATGACAACGAATATTGTCCTGCCCATGTTGCGCTCTCATTTCTGAAATTCTAGCGCGGATGGTGCCAGCATCCCATCCGGTAACACTGCTAATTTGTTGTGTAGTCGCACCACCATCGCGTCTAATTATATCCCACATAACAGCAATTCTTGATCCTGCACGGTATGGTGCGGTGGGTGTTCCATTGGTAACTTGATGTTCTGGAACATACGCAACTCTTGCGTCATGCGAATAGCGGAACATTTGTTCAATAAGCTTTAACCATGCGGCAGTCTTTTTGACGTTTAACGTGCCTTGGTGTTGTCTAAACTCAATTCGGCCAGAACCAAAATGACCCATATTGATAGCGGCAAATTTGGCATGCTGTGAGCGGTATAAAGTTTGGCAAGCCTTTAGGGTTTCTGCCACCTCATATTCTGTGGTGCAGGCATCAAAACGACTTTCCATCACACCAGCAATGCGGCGGATGCTGTGGCAGAAATAAGACTGGTTGTCGTTATCTTGTGGCCAATGATCAGACGGTGCAGGATAAGAAAAGATGCCACTACTCTCACAACGTCTGGACGGTGCAAGTAAACTATCTACATCGTCATGATGGATTGCATAACGTTTGATAACATCTTTCACCAACTCAATTGGCATTGCATCAGATAAGTTGATAGCGTCTGGCCTATAAAAACTATCTGAATTTGACATGGCAAGTTTGCTTGCATTCCAGAATTCATCTGCCGTAATGCCAGTCACAAGCCTTGTTCCTATGTTAGCATGCAACCCACAACCTTTTTTAATCTTGCCACCTTTACTTTCAACAAATTCAAGTAAGGCTTTAATGTCAGCATAAGCTTGACCATCAAGAGGCAATAGGAAAGCCGGTGAAACCAACTCAACTTTCACATTGTAAGACCCGTCGCTTTCCACTCTGATCCAACTAAATCCAGCGTTACGGATAGCGTTTTTCCACTCATAAACACCCCATCCAGAGCAGTCAGAATTCGGCTTGTGGGCTAGTTCCCATTCACAGCCACCAGTCATTTTTGATCCATCTGTAAAATAAAGCATTGTTTTCATTACCTTTTTTCTGTTTTTGTAGACGCACGTTTGCGCCACTTCTGAAAACTAGCATGCAAACATTGCGTATGTAAACACAAAAAGAGCAATTGTTCGTATTTTTTTAATTATTGATCGGGAGGGCGGGTGTGCGTGCGCGTGAAAGAAAGGAAGATCGTAACCAGCAGCAGCAGCTAACCCCGATGCCCGATGCCCCGATCCCCGATCCGATTCAGCCCGGTGCTGCCCGAGTCTCGACTCAATAACCCGAACAATTGTACAGGTTATGGCCCCGCGCTGCCCGTGATTGGGCAAAAAAAATGGGCCGCAGCGCCCGGCCACGGCCCAAAATAACCCGAACAATTTATATCCATATCCGCTGTTCCTCCTCACGAAATGTCGATTCATCCCGCGCATTGTACAATTCCGACTCATCAAGCCCAAAGTCCCGATACCCGTTCAGGATTGTGGTAAAGTATTCAGCAGATGGTCTAGCGTAAGAGTATCTATTCATCCGATAGGTTAGCATCCCGTTGATCTCCACCTTGCGATAAAGTCCAGAACTCACACCCTCGTATCTATCAAGTGCGGCCTCGTCTGCTTCTTCAATGCGCCAGATGCCTACAGGAAGCAAGCTGTCATCATCTCCTCGTTCTATGTCAGCTACGCCCCGAAAGACCAACTGCCACCCGACAAAATACGCAGATCCCAACGCTTTCGCGGTGGGGCTACGAAATGCCATCTGGCTTTTGTTCAAGTTTGAGCCATAGGCGAAATATAGTCTACTCATTTTACCTCCAGTTCTGATTCCATGCCTAGAATAATATTAGCCATAAACGGAAAATAATTATCTAAAACACGATCAACCAAACGATCATCTGGGTTCTCATCAATTGAACCCATGCGAATGGCTAAATCTATTATTTCATTGTTATAGATAGCAAAGCTAATAGCCACTCCAGAAAGCCATTCAATCATAGCTTTTCTCTTGCCTACTCTTTGTATGTTCCATCCATATTCAGAATTGAAACGATCAAATAAAAATTTGATCTTTTCTTTGTCTGAGCTTAGTTGATTACCATCGTGGTCTTGATCGATGTGATCTAAAATATATTCACGATAATTTTTCTTATACACTGTATGATGAACTTTAGTCATGGCGTTTGCCCTCCTTCTGTACTTATATACATAGCAATCATTGCACACACTGTCAACAGGAAAAGAAAGAAAAAAAGAATTTTTTTTCAACGGGTGCCAGTCAGCAGCGCCGGGGAACAACCAGAACAATTGTACTGGTTAGCGCCGGAGGACGCAGCACGGACAAAAAAATACCCGGCTCTCGCCGGGTCAGGTAATGAAAACTTTACGGGTTGCCTCTTACCAGTCCCCGTGTATTTGTCTTGCGCTTTTCTTAAAGCCTTTTAAGTAAAGCCAATTTATTGCATCATCCAGAGTCTTAAATGACATCAATGTTTTTGTATCCTCAATGCTAACCATTAGTTCCCCATGCGAAGAAGGCCAGTAATGAATGTTCTCGTCTGTGATTCCTGTTGGCATTTTGCCCTCCTTTTTAAGTGCAGCCAGTGAGCGGGATAACCCATTAACCCATCTCACTGGCCTAGCCACGATTACAATCACCTAACGGCGTTATACTTTTGGCTTACTCATCATATATAGCAATCATTGCGACCAGGGTCAAGCACAAAAAACAAAAAAATAAAAAAAGTATCATTTGGTACAAAACCGCAGCCAACTGGGACCGGGAAGACAACACGAACAATTGTACTAATGAATCGAAGACCGGGAGGGTGCTGCGACCCGGAGTCCGAACGCCGGGAGGATTTCCTCCGAGGAGGTCGCAGCCCCGATCCCGAACAATTGTACGGGTTCCGAAGAAAAAACCCCGGCAGCGCGTGGCTACCGAGGCAGTTCTTCTAAGGGAGGAGTCTTAGAATGACCCCGATGCAACCCCGATGTCAAGCCCGATCCCGATCAAACCCCGATCCCGATGTCCCGAGCAGAACCCCGAGGACCCCGAACCCGAACAATTCTACTGGTACAAGCCCGAAAAGCCCGATGGTCGCCGCCTCCTCCCCCCGCACGGGGTGTTTCATGGGAATATCTGGGTTATCTGCTATCTTCTGCTATATCTTGTGGTTCATGCTCAATAACATCTACATCTGGTGTTACGTTCCTCATTCGTGACTCAGCCAAACGCTTGTACTCAGCCAATTTGTTCGCAATATCCTGCTTTGTGTTCGCTGTGATCTCCTCTTTGACAACGTGCTGCTTGTTGATCAGTAGTCCCGCAGCCTTCAGCCGCAGTTCCTCTGCTCTCAACGCATCGCTGAATTTGCCCATCTCCCACGCCTGATCTCTAATCTTTTTTAAATCCCGAATAGACTTATCGATTGTTACCCCGAAACGAGCCTGTGTCTCCAGTCTCATCTCCTGTAGGCGTTCCGCTACGACCGGGTTACGCAAAAGCCGTACAGCTTGCACTGTGGGGTTTTTGTACCCTGCCTGACGAGCCGCTTCAGTCTGTGTCATATCCTTGTGCAGATACATATCCAGAAACTGTTGCTGCTGGGGTGTTAATCTTTTGTGTCCAGCTAGCCGCTGTTCCTTTGGTAGATCTTCTCCGACATTCGGCATTACGCCCTCCTAAGTAGAACAATTCTTCGGGTTGCATTTGGCAGCAACCACACGTTACAGGGTATAGGTTTGTTTATACCTATACCCCTATGTAATAGGGAGAAAAACCCAAACCTTAAACTTTGAGCCTTTTCAATAACTTACGACCCCTATTTTGCTTTGTTTGTGCTATCATTGCAAACCCAAACCAAAACCTCTTAACCCATTGATACATAACAACTTTATGAACTTTGGGGTACCAACTTTGGGTTTCTAAACTTCTAAACCCAAACAAGAACGTATCAAGAACGACCCCCATTAACATAATAACAATCTACGCAATTACCATTTGAAACCAGACGATCTGAAACATGCCCATGTACACAAGCATTGCCAGTAAAGAATGTTTTTAATCCCTGTTCTTTGGCTTTATCACGGCTGATCTTTTGCCTGTATGCTGGATTGTCACTTACCAATCTAAGAGCGTCCTTAATTTCTTCCATTGTAGGCACCTTCATTCTATTTTCCTTTCCATGTAAGGTATGTTCCCGAACCCATAAGCACTGCTCCGATCATCAGCAGTCCGACATGCAACCAGAACAATTCAAAGCTATGTGGCATAGGCTCGACTGCTGACATCAGCAGCACAAGTATGAAACCTGCGCCAGTAACATAATTTCCTGTTTTAAATCCCATCTTGCTCTTCCTTTCCATCGCTAATAAATAAAAATCCAGGATCATTGCCTTCTGGGTCACGGCTAACTTCAATAACAAAAGCCCCTAACTTGGGATGAACTAGCCCAAATGTAGGGTATCCATCATCGCTCATCCAGAACTTGGTAATCTTAGCCCCTTCTAACCGACCATAATATTTTTGCCAGTAATCATCACTTCCATGTCTTTCGTAATTGGTCATTTTATGCCCTCCAATAAAAAAGCTATTACATCAACTGTAAAGCCGTTGCCCAACATCCTGTACCTTTGTGTATTCGATACATGGTTGGTGTAGTTATCTGGAACGGTTTGCAACCGCTCACACTCAATTGGCGTTAGTTTACGCCAATTAACACCCTTCATAACCTTCGGCTCCAGATTGCCACCACTAGCCGCTGCAAGCGTTGGTGCCTTACCATCTGGGTGATACACACGCCTGTTGTAATCATGCCCCTTTAGATCAGCTTCTCCAGCCAGAACTGTGCCTTCTGCGTCTGCTTCATCAGCGAAATCAAACACCAACTGCCGCCTGTGCTTTTCAAAGTATGACTTTAAATTGCCGCCCTTGAAGTAGTTAGCATCCACGCAATGCGCTTTATCGCGGTCTGTAAAACCATCTTCCAGTATGTCCTTTAGGTATATGCGTTTGTTTTCCGGCAACGACCTAACGGGAATATTTGTCCAGTACAGTCTTCGCCTGTTTTGTGCGCTGACAATATTGGAATTAATATCCACGGGTTTGCACCCTAATTGTTCGCTTATGACATCTTGGAACTCCTGCTTCATATTGACGTTTTCCAGCAGGAAATACTTCGGTTTGCATTCTTTCAGAACACGAACAAATTCAAAGAACAATTTGCTGCGCGGGTCATCAAACGCCAACTGGCCTCCGGCAAACGAAAATCCCTGACACGGACTGCCGCCGATCAATAGATCAACTGCTGGCAGATCACCTGCTGTAATCTTCGTTACATCGCCCAGATGAACTGTATCTGGGTAGTTAGCCTTGGCAACTGTGATTGCATACTTATCAATCTCGCTGGCAAAGTAACTGGTGACAGGCAAGCCAGCCCTATCAAGAGCCAGCCTTGCACACGACATACCATCGAACAAACTAAGTACGTTCATTTAAAACCCCTTTCTAGGGTATCCATGTTGTTCAATAAGTTTGCCTTGTTGGTTGTATATCCATCCTTGGATATATGTATCCTCATCCATAAATGTTGCGCCTTTAACACCATATTCTATTTTCAGAACATTTTTGCCATCAAGGTGATTATCAACAAAGTCCTTGCTGACTACATCAATGATAATATCAAACATCCTGTGATCCAGAATGCGTGATATTGTTTTTTCTTCAGCGTCTTCGCTGCCATTGTCATCAAGGTAGTTTTTTTCAAAATTCATAGCAAATGAGCCATCATCTGAAAGTGTTGTTGGATCTACAATCATCGTAATATCCACGAATAAATTTTCTGGATCCTGCACACGATCATTCACATTGCTCATGCCGAACATTTTGTATATGTCATCTTTCGCATGGGTATGGATCAATGAAGCTGATTCATCAGCCTCTTCTATTTCACCATCTTTGTGAAAGTATTTTGTCACAAGATCACGCCTACCATTAGGCTTTATCTTCATATCATAGACCTCAACCATGTCCCATGTTCCATCAGAACCAGAGTCACCTTGAGGCCAATGGCGATTTTTCAAACCCATCGCCACAAATTTTTTGACTTCTTCAACACTCTCCAGTCCCATTGTTGAGTGGTTTTCATTCACTAATGCGTAATATGGCATTGCTCTCTCCTTTTGCCCTTATTTAGCTTCTAGTTTATAATCATGGATAATCGTACCCAGATCAGAATTGCCTCTTATATGAGGCGGTATCCACGTTGGCTCACTACGCCCTTTAATGCGCCTGTGGTGTCCTCTTACCCAATGCTCCCTCTTAGGCGTTCCATGCCCTGTAAACATCTGCTCATAGATCTTTACACCACGAGGCTTGGGCAACTGGATTGTCACCACCTTATATTCGTTCTTTGGAACCACACGCCCAAAGCGTATATGGTCAATCTTTTTTGGCGGCGTTGTGTTTAGATGGATAACCTGATCGTAATTAAGCGTACTAAGTAACGCGATCAGAAACCTGACATCGCCCATTCCATATTTGCCCTGATCAGCAGAAAAATTACGTTTGACCAACTCAGCCATTTCGTTTGGTTCCCAGCCCATTTTGAACTTTTGTGCTGGTATAGACCAGTGCATAGCCGCCGTTTGGATAAGTCCACACTTGCACATAATCTCGTCCAAGAACTCTCTTTGAACAGGATCTTTGCTATACTTTGCGTAATACCAAGGCGCGAAAATAATATCAGAAGTTTCCTGATTAAAATTTGTTTCAAGCATTGTAGCTTTATCAGAAAATATCCTGTCTCCATTGGAAATTTCAAACCCCATAGGGTAAGCCGCAATGCGTTCTGAACCTTCATGTATTGTAATGCCATATTTAGCATAAACAATTTTGTCATTTACCCTGCGGATATGATAACCAGTGCGTTTCCCTTTAACATCGTCATCAAACTTTATGTACATGTCTGGGGTATATTTATCATGAGCGTCTTTTCTTGAAGTCCTACGCGCTTGTTCATCCCACTCTATCCACATGCTATCAAAGCACGGCATAGCCCTATGCAACATCGCAAGCAATGTTTGCGGCTTAACAAAAGACGCTTTAACAATCTCGTCCAGAAGCGTATTGTCCACCATAAATTTTTGCATTGTTGCCATATCAGCTTGCATATTTCGCCTCATGGCTTCAGCGACACTGCCGCCAGTATACACGGCAAAGCCCTTCTTCGGTTCAGCCAAAGCCGCTTGCACCATGTTCGCCAGAACAGGACTGTCTTCTTCCTTGACCAAATTACGGTTTTTCATGTCATCAGCCATACGCTCAACGCCATCCCATGAACTAGCCATTACACCCTCTCCCAAATGTCTTTCTGACGTTGCTTCCAGCCATAGCTATCCATCGCTTTACGCATGATCCTCTCTGCGGTATCAGTCCAGACCAAGGCGTTCTTCTTTGCCCAGATCCAAGCGTACAATTCCTGCGTTAGCGTTGTAATATTATCGTTCTGACGTTTACCCACGATATGCCCAATTTCATGCAAAGCAGATACATAGTAACCAGTGTTTTTGGTTGGACGAATTTGTATCTCACGCGGATTGCGTCTTGCCCAATATCTAGGCTCGGACTCATCTAGGCTTTGATAAGAAACTTTAATCTTGTGCCGTGCCGCTAGTTCCATAACGTGCAACGCCATTTCAATACGTTTAACTGTCATTGTTTTCCACCCTCAACCTTGCCTTGATTAACATTGACTGCGCTTCCTGCAATCCACCTGCCGCGCCAAGTAACAAACCAACTTCAGCTTCAGTAGCATCACTGGTAACTAAACTATGCACAGCGTTGATCGTTTGATTAAGCAACGCTTGCACCTCCAAATAATTTGTTGATCTTTGCATACAAACCTCCATTGATAGTCGCTGATAACAGATATAAGAAGTGATTGCATACTTGTCAATAAAAAAACTAAGTATTTTTTTCACACTCTGCCGCACATGCAAGATAACCGCATCCATCAACATAATTATCTTCGTGACTCACGTTACTTTTAATACGAGCAATTTTCAGCAGACTCATCATTACACCTACATCGCCCGGGGTAATGTCCATTTCCAAGTGAATTGACCAGTAACGAGCAATTGTTCGGAAATTATCCTCCATCGCCCCGTGGTCTGCTGCTCTGTCCTTCGTTACATACTTCTTTGCTGTGTCCAGCACCTCTGCCCTTTTCATACGTTATCCCTCGCTGTAACAGCTTCATATTCACCCCGACTCATAGGACCATCAACTGCTCCGAGCCATACCCTGCCGCCTGTTGCGGTCAATTGAAACTTATCAATCCGACCATCCTGCTGCAATGTGCGAACATATCCTTCCAACGTCTGCTTCCCAATGCCTTGCAGTATCTCAGGAGCATCAGCGTCCTCTGAACGCTTATGAACCCCGTTGTTGCCACTCATATGAGTTAAAGCCACACCTTCGCGCTCACAATGAATAATCCAATCAAACATAGCATCCATTTTCATCTCAAGCATCGTGCCACTACTCAGTGATTTAATCTCCTCAGTACGATCATTCAGCAACCCGGTCATTGGATCCCGGACAAAATGCCGAACATTTCTACTGGCTGGCCCGTTAGACTTGACCACAGCGCCATCAAAGCAACTGTTGCGTTGATATGGCAAACCCAACCGTTCACATGTCTTTTTGCCACGGGCCGTATCGACCTGCCACATAGCAAATGAAGACCTGACACCATCGACCAGAGCCGTTGTACCCCGAATAAGATTACGAGCTTGCTCTGGTGTTTTAACAACTGCATCGTCCTTGATCTTGGTCATGTGGTGGCAAACCAATACAGATGCACCTGTTTCTGTTGCCATCCTAGCCAGCAGACCTGTTAAAGCAGCACCAGCAGCAGGATCAGCGTTGACATCCGCATGAACAAAAGATGCCAGCGGATCAAACACGATCAATTTCAAATTACTCATCTGTAAGATTTGTTCGTATATCTTCTCAAACTCCGCTGTTGTGCTGAACTCGCCGTTGGACTCATTCATGATTGCAAACACGCCGCCCACATTTGGAAGTGATACAATTTTTAAATCATGCGGATAACCACGCCTTTCTTCAAACGGGTCAAGCCGCTCAACCCGCCTGTGCATCTCGGATTCGTCATCTTCAGCAGTAAAAATCACTACGTTCCCGAACTCTTTGACCAGACCGCCAAACGTATTTGTCATTGGCTTTCCCGATGCTACCTTCATGCCCATGTCCAGTGTCATCATGCCCTTACCAGCATCACCTGCCGCAGCAAACAGAATGGGAACTCCGAGCGGAAACGTACCATCAATCAAGAACTTTTGTTCGGGTGCAGCCCCGGCAAACCGACTGACAAGGAACGAATCATCAAGAAGGTTAATATTTGTTTTGGTTATCTTTGCTTTAGTATTAACAAATTCTTCAATGTTATAACTTTCAGACAAAGCATCTGAAGCATCCCAACCTTCGGGTTTACCCATTGGCGGTGTAAGCATTGTGACTGACCTAGCCCCAGCAGCCAAAGCAAAATCCTGTATGAGATCAGCCAGCTTTTTGCCAGCAGGATCGTTATCAGGCCACAAAATAAGCTCTTTGTTCTGCAATGGGGAAAAGTCAAATTGGTGAGCCGTCTTCTTTGTTAATGCACCAGCCCCACCAATCGTGCAGGTAGCTGTGTATCCAGCATGATTTAGAGCATCAGCACACTTTTCGCCCTCGACCCATATAACACGATCGGAGGCTAATACATTCGGAATGTTATACAATGGGCGTATATCTGGAAACTTGGAATATGGTGAGCCTTCGACAAACGGCCTAAACTCTTTCTTTGGCTTGCCCTTGGTGTTCAACATGGGATTACCAGCAATGTCTTTTACATTGTACCTACGGACTGTGACAAGCACCTCACCATCAGCGTTGGTGTACACATACTCAGCATCATACGGGCTATTTGCGTTGTACTGCGGCCTGATAGGATTTTCTATCGGCGCATTATCACGAACAATTTCAGGCCCAGTGCTGTCGAGGTAACTGGCAAACATCTCTTTTATTTCTGGAAACTTCATACCACGAGCTTCTATCAAGATCTTTACAATGCCCCCGATGCCAACACCGCCGTTGAAATCCTGACCCTGCATAAAATGCTGCGAGGCAGGGTCAATGTTGATTTTTAGCGATTGCCCTTGATCACCAAGCAGTGACCCGATGTAAAATGTTTTGCCATGAACACGCCCAGCAGGAAACGTATCCTGCAAAATCCTAATTTGTTCGCTTTTGGGGACTTTACGAGAAATCTCCTCAACTATGTCATTACTACTAGATGTAGTATTGCCAAACCTTATTACACTCATTATATTGATCCTCGTTAAGCATTGTTTTCAACTAGGGGCGGCTCATACCGCCCCTTCTTTTTGCCAACAAGTGTTGCGGAACTCGCACCACTTACAAATAAAATAATCATCATTTTGTGCGACACGCGGCAGCATGTCGTTAGCTTCTGTAGCTTTTAGGATTTGTACTGCTTTGTCACTGGTGGCTTGTGCAAGCTGACTGTTGAACGGAACCATCTCAATGTATATCTCGCTCGTGTTTTTGTTTAACACCGTGAATACACAAGGGTTTTCAGTAAGATCCATGTAGGCTTGATACAAAGCAATCTGCGCTGCGTATACCGGGTTGGCTTCCGCCACGCCTTTACGAACAAATTCATTAAACTTCTTTTCAGATGCTGACTTACACTCCCACAACATAGGGTATGAAAGGTGCAGCGGACCACCACATATGACCCCATCAATATGACCCCTGACTTCGCCGCCAGCAGTCTCAAAACCAAATTGTTCGCCTTGTTTCTCTGTCCGCAGATCAAAGCCAGCGTCACGGAAGTACATAATCATCATGTCTTCGATGGTATGCCCGAGTCCAAATATGCGTAATGTCTTCGCAGGAAACCCTTTACCCTCATCAACTTCTTGGTTCATGTAACGGTACTGGAGCTTGCGTGAGCATGGATCACCAAGGCTAGAGGCACCAAGATACCTGCGCTTTGGTTGCTTGCGTTCTTTTTCTACAATCGCCCGATCAAGCTCTTTAATGATATTTTCTGCATCAGAAAGGGATGTCCGATTCTGTGAGGCCAATTCTGCCGCCTCCGTATCGGAAGTAAATTTCTGTAAGGTTTGTGCTAGAGTATTCATCATCAAGCCCTTCTGATATTCGTTTTAGGATTAGTGTTATAGCTAACACTTCTTCCTCGTTTAAGTCACATAATCGCTTTTCCCAGCCAATATTCCCGAACAATTCTCCTACTTGTTTTAATGAAGAGTCTCGTATTCCCCTTCCCTGATCCATTCTATGACCTCCTTTGATAGCGGACCATATGTACAAACATAAGTTGCATCTGAACCTTGTATGTCTACTTCCGCAACCGCGCCCTCAAAACTTTCTTCTTTGTCTTCAATTAATCCATAAAGAAGATTTGTGATGGCTTCTTGAAACTCATCTCTATCATCTGCGCTTTTGAACAACACAAAATAACTTGCTTCAAGAGAAACCTCATCCTCAAACAATACTGTTAATTTTACCTCACCCCGGTTCATGCGCTTCTCTCTTCTGAAACTATGTCATTAACAAGATGGTCAATGAAACGCTTATTCCAGACATAATTCAACATACAATTTGCTCTGTACTTAGTCCATGAAAAATCAATCGGACTTACATTCACACCGTTTTTTGCTAACAATTCCCGTTGCTTAATGCTAACTGCATCATTCAACCAACGCTTAGTCTTTTTTGCACTATCGCTTGTCTCATGCTGTCTCATAAAGTCGTCAGCAGATGCCATAACGTGTCTTTTAGTACCAATAGACATTACTCTGGTCTTGCCCTCTTTTTTCTTCACAATCGCAATGCAAAGACCATCTACGTCAGCAATCATTGCGAAACAATTAAAGCCAGACGCAGACATACAAGCTCCATTCCCAAACAAATCTATCCATCGAAACGGAGATCTTTCCATCAGATCCACTTCGGTTAGAACAAAATCTTCTAAAATTTCTGGTTCTGGACGCTCTATCTCATGGCCGCATATAGGACACTCGCGTACATTCAACGGTATCTCAGCATCGCAGTTAGAACATATTTTTACTGGTGCATCGCCTTGGGCATCATCATTTTGACTGCCATCCAAATTAACAGCATCGTCAAGTGATCCATGCGTTAGTACAGATGTGCCAAAGTCCATCACAACGCAATCAGATTTAACTACGCCCGGGTATTCTTCTTGATTGACTGTACGCAGACCACGACCAATCATTTGCACCATCGTTGCTTTGTAACTACAAGGTCTAGTCAATACGATGCAAGACACAGGTGGAGCATCAAAGCCCTCAGTCAACACAGCCACGTTGACAACAACCTGAATATGTCCAGTGCTTAGACCATGTAAGATTTGTTCGCGTTCATGTTTTGGTGTTTCGCCTGTGACCGTTGCAGCATCAATACCGTAGGCTACAAACTCTTCGCATAGATCCTCGGCATGCTGCACAGTTGAGCAGAATACAATCGTCTGGCGATCACCAGCTTTGTCATCCCACTCTTCGACCACACGCTTATTAATTGCGCGGCGGTTCATAATGCGTTCAACTTGCGCCATATCAAAATCGGATATGGTTTTGCGTACTTGATTTAACTCACTCCGCACACCAACATCAATCACATATGTTTTCGGCGGTACGAGGAACCCTTCACGAATTAACGTGGAAATTTCTATTTGATGGCTACAGTTCGTAAATACGTCCCGTAAGCCCTTCTTATCGCCACGGTTAGGGGTAGCGGTAAAGCCAACGATTTGAACCCCCTCATTGGCCTTCTTTGCGGCGTTAATGATGCGTTGATATGTATCCGCAATGGTGTGATGCGCTTCATCAACCACGATAAGATCAACTTTGGGCATATTGTCCAAATTTTTCTCGCGGCAAAGTGTTTGCACCATTGCAAATACAGCGTCACCTGACCAATCCTTTTGTGCAGCGTTTACTTCACTGGTCCTCAAAGATGGGTTTACAAGGTGAAATTTACTGGAGTTCTGTGAAACGAGTTCGTCACGATGCTGTAGCACAAGCACATTTTGTGAACCCTTGTGACGTTTGCCAACCAAGGCAGAAAGCATGATTGTCTTTCCAGCCCCGGTTGGTGCAACGACTAAAGTGTTACCGTGCTTATCCAGTGCATCAGAAGCATCGTTTACAGCGACTTCCTGATACTCACGGAGAATCATTGTACTAGCCTAGTCTATACCTGTGATTGCCTAAGTTTTTATCGTAGGTTTTCACAATCTCATAGCCAGCCTTTTTGATCAGGTAGATATGATTATAAACAGATGCCCTCTTATTCCCAATGACCGCATGAATTTCATCAACTGTTGCTCCTTTTTTACGAGAAATCATCTTGAGTGTGTTTTGTGCGAATTTAGGAACGTCATCAATAGGAAAAGTCATATATGGCGGAATGCCATCTTCAAACTTAGTGTCGATGATGGGGGGCTTTACGGCTCCAGCGCCCCCCTTACTGGATCTAGCGACCTCTGAAGGTTTGCCGCTAATAAATGCCCAGAGTCTCTCTAACGCGCCCATGATGGTGCTACCCCCGCTTGTACAGTTTGTTGCGGTTGAGCCACTGGTGCTTGTGCAACTGGTGCTTGCGCTACAGGCGCTTGCGTGACAGGTGCAGCTTGTCCTCCACTCTGAATATAATTAGGCGAGTCTGGTGTCAAGACCGTTTTGATCTTGTTACGATCAGCATACCCATTACTGCCTTTTTCAATTCCTAAAGTGCAGCATATGATCATACCATTGATCATGTGGATACCTTGAATGGAAGCACGTTTTGCTCTAGCGTCATCGCTTTCATCTTTTGGCGAAATACCAAACCCACTATCGACCATATCCTTAATGCGATTTAAACCAATCTTTCGGGCTTTGGACATGCCATTCTCATCTTTAGCATCGCCATCAACAAAGACGTTCTGTTTAAATGTGCATTTATCAAAGTTACCGCCCACTATGGTAAACTCAATCGGTAACCATTTTGCGCTGGTGGTTAGAGACTGCTTAAAGAAGGTGCCAGCACCATATTCGGGAATCTCCAGATTTCCACCTTCCAGTTTAATGATAGCATTAACGACAGTGCCGTCAGGTATAAGTTCAAAGTTTCCGCCCTCGTTTGGCGGTACGTTATTTAGATCAAGCATCTACGTTTTCCTCTTCTGTGTTATTGACCGTTTTGGGATTTACAAACTGCATTGCTTCTGGCCTTGGACCAGACATTTTTTCAAAGAGTTTGCCAAGATGCGGCTCTTCAATAGCTTCAAGTCTGCCGCTTCTATCTTTAGCGGGATAGCCCCACTGGTTTAGTGTGTCGCAGACAAAGGCTCTGAATAATGTGCCATCATCCGCCGTAAGTGTTGTCATCGTGATTAGTTCATCCACAATTCCGGGCAACTCACGCCCAGTCTTTGCACCCTCAATCTGCAAGTCGTAAGTGATGCGTCCATAGTCATCCGTCTTTTCGTCTAAAATGCCGACAAAAATTACGTTCTTGTCACGAATATGCTGAAGGTGTGTTAACCATGCCATCATCTCACGACCTTGAGCGCCATAAACCGCACGAGTGTCTAACTTGCCTGAACGATCTGATCTGTTCTCTGGTGAGTTTTGATTATATGAAAAACAAAGCCGACCTGCGACTGTAATACTATCAATAAAAATAGTATCGTATTTCTCAAGAACTGGAGTGGGATCACCATAAACCTGACAAACTCCGTCATAGTGTGTCATTGAATATGGAGAGTCATCTGTTATTGCAGGATTGCCACCGCCAAGAAAGCATGCAAAGTCTCTACACTCTTGCCAAGTGCGCGGTCTAATCACATCAACTTTACATCCTTCGATAGCGGCATCACCAGCTTCCAAGTCCATGAATAATGTTTTGTCCATATCAAGGGTGCGGACAAGACTCGTCTTGCCCACCCCTGACTTTCCACCAATTACGATCTTGTGACCGCGCTTTTCGGCAAGCCTTTCTTCTGCTGTAATTATTTTAAGCATTAACCTTCCTCTCTTCTTTTTATATCAACAGACACGCCCTGCAACTCAACGGTACGAGCCTCAGACAGTGCTGCTTTAAGATCTGGTGTGGCATTCTGAAACTTTGCTTCAGGTACAGTGTATTTGACCGTAGCCAGATGCTTTGCTGTATCCTCATCCAAAGAATTAAGAACACGCAACAGAATAGTCTCATCCCATAAGACCTTCTTACGAAAATCAACGGTAACTTTGAAGTCACCATTGTTCATTGTAGTCTGACCAAAATCCTTGCCGTCTTGAGCAAGCTGCATCTTGGCAGTCTCTTCAAACTGATCTTTGAGGGAGTTATTAACGATCTTCAATTCTTTTTGCAGATCATCAATTTTAGATTTGAGATCTTCGCGCTTGTTAAACAAAGCAGTCAGATCATTATTCAAAGTAATAGCGTTCATTGCTTTTCCTTTCAGAGTTTGAATATCGCTAGATACAACTGAAAGGTAAGCATGCAATCTTTTCAAGTCAAGGGCAATTTGAGAAAATTGTTATTATTTTTTTTAGAAAGGTAAATCTCAACTCCATAAACAGCTTTCATGAGTTTCTTTTTGAGTTTAAATTCAGCAGTTTCCACGCCTTTGGCATCTTCTACAACTTCCTCAAGACTACCGTACTCATCTACTTTATTATATCGAAAGTCAGCCACATATTTACAAATCTTTTGATCGTTGACCACAATCTCATATGAGATTTGTCTTTGCAGGTCTGTTATGTAACCAGCTTTTTCCATAGCTGTAAGTTCGCCCCAACGCTCTGCCTCCCACTTGGAATCAAACTTGATCCCCATAAAAGTAGTTTTTCTGGCACCGTATTTGTTTGTCTTGCGTTTGTAGTTGTACATGCTAATATATGTCTATAGTTGTTAATTTATGGGAGTATTATAATGACTGATACAAAACAATACAAGTCAGTTGCTGTAGATCTTGCGACACATAAGAAACTTGCAAAACTGGCTACAGACGATCATCGCAAAATATCACAACAAATTACAAAACTTGTTTCTGACTCTTATCAGGAGCGTTATGGCAATGAAGTTAATTCTGGTATTGGTTCAGCCGCATGAGGGAGAAAGGCGAAATGCAAAGGCTCATAGAGGCAGGTCTATGCCCCAAGTGCAAAAGCGCTGTGGACTATAGTAAAGATATAACAATTTGCAACGTGTGTGGATTACAAATATCAAACGGCAAAACCGTTAATCAGCCAGCGCCCTCATCCGTTTAACCAAACGCTTGGCTCGATTCGGGACTTGATCGTGCCACCTAGAATCTATCATCTGTTCTGCGGCTTCATTCCAGTCTCTAGCGTCTACAGCAGCTTTCATCATTTTAAAGTTAGACAACCGGGGACGTCCCATATTAAAGCACATGTTTGCAATAATATGTTGTGCTTCTTCTGGTAAGTCATCAAAGTCATCATATAGCACTCGACACTCGTCTATAGTCACTGCAATGTCTAAGGCGAACAATTTCCGCACTCTCTCTTTTTCAACGACTGTGCCTACAGGTTTGCCATACTCTTCATCTGACTCAGTAATTAAATGACCCACACCACAGGTTGGGAGTGATAGGTGATCTAAATATATGATATGATCACCTTCACTGTTGAGTTTAACGCCTTCATCAGCGGCTATCTCTTCGCGTAATCTGTCTTTGTTCATTTTACGGGTTCCCTGTTCCTAACAGACCTGCCGTTGGGCCTCTGATGCCCAAGGTTTGAGCTACACCGGGGTTCGCTGCTGCCTGTTGTCGAATTGTACTGGTTCCTGCTGGGGCTGTTGGTTGTGTTACGTTTATGCCTCCAAGACTAGATGCTGTGTTTGGTGGAGTCATCTTACTTCGGATTGCGGACAATTGTTCAGTTAATCCTGAGTTATCAGCTATGGCACGAATTTGTTTAGAGGCTTCGTTAACGCCTTCTTGCAAAGCTTGACCCGGAGTTTGAGCAACAGCAGCTCCAATTAATTGTCCTAGAAGCTCTGACTTTGATTTAGGGCTAAGACCTTTTGACATACGCTCATAGTCTCTAACGACTCTACGATATATTGGTGCAGAGTCTAAAATCCTTGTAACTAAAGTAGCTCTGATAATTGAACCCAGATTAGCTAAAGGACTTGCAGCGATATTAGCCGCAATAAGATCACCGCCTTGAGCAGTTTTTGCATTTGCCGCTAGAATTTTAGCAAACTTTTCCATATCAATTCCAGTTTCTTTGCCAAACACGGCTCTTAACTTGCCTTTTTCTGCTGCCGCAGAGAAAGCCTTAGACATACCCTGTAAAGCCTTTCCATCGACAAGTGCGCTAACTCCAAAATCTTGAGTTAACTGAGATAAGAAAAATTGTTGCACTTTTTCCCTGCCAGCATCATCAAGTGAGTTCATTATTGATTTTACTTCATTAGTTTTAGCTGGGCCTGAGATATAAGAAGCTGCCACTCCAGCGTCTATATCTTCATTAGCCAATATTTTCTTTCGGATGCTATTATTTTGAAAATCGTAAGCTTCTTTTTGAGCTTTCGCTACGTTTTGCAAAGCATTTACAAATGGTTGTTTAGCACCTGTAGATCTTGCCATCATTAATGCGTTTTCCACATCTACCTTACTTGTTCTCCCGGGAATAGTTGTTTGACGTATTTGATCTGCAAGATTTTTAATCTTTGCATACCGTTCTTTTCCAAAAAGAACATCACCAGTCGCGCCTAAATCGTCAATCTGTTGAGAAAAATTAGATCCCTTAAAAGCATAAGCATCATCAGCCTTAAAGCTTGTTTTCTTTGCAGCATTTGTTAACCACTCAGTTGCAAGGCGTTCTCTAAATTCATTCGTAAGCTTGTCTTTTTGCCCTTTAGGTGCGTTTGCTCTAATAACATCTAAGGTTTTAGTTACAGACTGAGCATCCCCATTTTTAATTATTTTAGACATAAGAGTAACATTCGGCATTAAATCTTCTATAGGAGTGCCAGAATTTCTGCTCCTAACAACATTGTCTCTTAGTTCTTTCAAGCCTGTTGCTCTGGTCATGTTGTCAATTTTGGTCATGCCGTCCAAATAGAACTTACGAGCAGGAGCAAGCTGTTCGGCAGCATTGTTTAATAATTGAACACTATCGGCGCTAAGTGAAGAAGCGGCAGGAGATATGGCCACGTTTTTAACAGCCTGTTCTGTCATCATGCCGTCTATTTGACGGATTGCATCATCAAGTTTATCCGTGCCATTCATGCCTTTGAAAGCGAAGTTTGTATCCCATAGCTTTTTACGAAGAAGATAAAGTTGAGCAAAGGAAGCCTTGTCTCCGAGGCCCTCAAAACCTTGTATAATTGCATTCGCTACTAAATCTTCATCTGCCAGCTTGTCAGGAATTCCAGTGCTGGCTCTGATAGATGGTGTGTAACGTGTTTTAAGTTTTTTTGCTGTTTTCTTTAAGTCACTTGTAAGAAATATTTCCGCATCACCAACCGTGTCTTTCATGACCTTATCAATAGCCGCATACTTAGATGTTGCTAACTGATCAAATTGGTTAAGTGATTTAGCCAAGGACTGAAATACAAAATTATTTATACTGTCATCTGATTTTGCTGCTGCGCCAAGCTCTTTAGTGAGTTCATCAAATTGATTTAAAACTCCCATTCTGGCTTCTTCTTCTGCAACTCTTAAAGCTTGATTTTTGCCTTGTATTCCAGCTTTTAATACCTCACCAGCTTCATCTGCAATGGTCTGGGATATAGGTGCATCAGCAGACAATCCAAGTTGGGATTTGTAAGTATTAAAAGTATCATTTAAAGTTTTATAATTGTTAATTAACCGTTGACTTGTGCCTCTGATTTTTTCACCAATTCTTTGCGCTCTGGCACCAATTGCTGTTCCCCCGGCAGTATCAAGAGTTGGTGCTAAACCTCCAAATCCAACACGAGTTTCGCCAAACCCCATGCCTGTTGGCCCAGAAATTTCGGTCATTACCTCATCAACGGGACGGCCTGTTTTTTCAGAAATTTCTTTTGCTTGAGCTAAAAGTATTCTTTTAGACGCTTTTTCATCAGCAAGACCCATGCCGACTGTTTGAAGCTCTTCTCCCTCAAGCCTTTTACCTCTTAACCCACGCACAAATGGAGCAGCAATCTTTATTGCGCCACCAATAACGACTTCACCAGCAGCGCCAATCCCAAAATCCAAAGCAAGATCTTTTGTTATTTCACCAGCACTTTGCCTAGAAACACCAAGCATTCCTTCAATGGCCTCTTCAATGGCTCCTGAAGCTGCTGTACCCGTACCCGCGCCTAATGCGCCTCCAAGAAAAGTACCGACTGGCCCCATTGCACTGCCTAACGCTGCGCCTTTTACCGTTCCGTAAATACCGCCAGCAATATCAGCGCCCATGCTTGCTAAATCAGCAAAGTCGTAACGAGAAAGACCTTCTTCATCAATAAGTGTGTTTTGCGCTAGGTCAACTCCAACCTTTTTACCACCTTCAGGAGTAAGAGCTAGTCTCCCACGATTATCGCGCAAAAAGTCGGTGTCCTTAGACATGCCGAACAATTCTGTTAACTTAGCATCTTCTTCTTCAGCAGTTTCAGCCATAGAAAGAACAGCACGAAGAGATCCGCTTTTTACGCCTGTTTTTGTGTCGAACAATTGTTCTTGTTGAGTAGCTTGAGCGGCTTGATTTTGTTGTAAAGAAGATCTTTCAGCTTGTTTTGCAAGTTTATTTATTTGTTGCATTTCAATATAATTAGGTTTCTCTCCCCTAATTTCAAAAGGAACAAATTGTCCGGGCAAAATTTCTACGTCAATTGTAGGCATATTATCCCCTAATTATTTTTCCGTCTTTAAAAATTAATTTTCCTTCAACGCCTTTAATTTGATCAAGTGTTCCATATTTATCTTCAATAGCTACAAGATCTTTAGCATCAACGTGATTTTGTGCATCATAAAGATGATCTAAACCTTGATCAAATTCATTCAACTTTTGATCAAATAAGTCTCTTAAAAGATTAACGGCATTTAATGTTTCATCAAGGTTAGTAAACCACGTTGGCTTTTTCATAATTTCTTCTGTCCATATGCTAACATCCACATTTGAAATGCCATTACCTGTTTCTTGAGTCATGAACCTTTTAAATCTTCCCATGAGAGCATTAACAGCTTGAACATATTCTTTTTCACTTGTTGGCTTTCCTACATTTTGATCTGGGAACAAGGCTTTGCTAACAGAGGCAAGTCTATCAAATGCTAATTTAGCTGTACCTCCTCCTTGAGCAATATCTCTGGCAGCACTTTCCATAACATCTAAAAGCTCTTTAGCGTCCTGAACACCAGCCCTTCCATCTATATATTTTCTTACCATAGGCTCTGCGCCAATGATCACAGGCTTATTGGGACTTTTCTTATCGTAAGCCATAATAATATCAAAGGCATCCTTTGCTCCTTGCCCAGTCGCAAATGGAAGATTGTATGTCTTATCAAATTCAAGATTACCGCCTTCTCCATCTTCAAGCATTTTAAGTTCAGTTTTAAGCCTCTCAGTTTTTCTGGTCTGCATACCTTTAATTAATTCTAATCTCTCTTTGGCGCGTCTATCCATTTCTGCTTTTTGCAAATCTTGCAACCTAGTCAAAGCCGCTTGTTCAGTTGCTAATACTGTAGCTTTATCTTTAGCTCTTTGTTCAAGAGCATATTTTCCCGCAGCAATTTGTCCTGCACGGCGTTCTTGTCTTGCTTTTTCCATAACAGGCAAGGCTTTCTCACCAGCCGCTCCAACTGCACCTAAAATATTACCAACATCAAACCCTCTGCCAGCTTTGTTCTGCATAAGGGCTAATCCAAAAGCCATCAAAGCTGCACGATTATCAGCTTCTCCTGAAATATCAATGCCTGTAGCTTTAGAAAATTCGTCTTTATAATATTCAATTCCTTTAACACCAGTATCTTTACCAGATTTTGTATCTTCGTAAGATTTCATAGCTTGTGCAATGGCTTCTTCGTAAGGACTCTTATATTCTTTTTTATCTCCAGCGTCTTGAGATGAGCCACTAAACACAAGAGCTTGATTTGCATTAGTCTCACTAAGCCCACCAGCCTCTTCGCCGCTACCAGCGCCGCCAGTGGTTGCCGTGGACGGAGTAGATCCTCCACTGTCAGCAGGAGGCTCAACACCAAGGCCAGCGGCTCCAATGTCAACATTTAGGTTTGGATCTCCAGAAAACACAAGAGGTTGGTCTTCATTACTTCCACCAAGATCGCCATCACCAGTAAGAGGCATTTTTTCAGAAGGATCTGGATCAAATATATCGAAAGGACTTGGGTCTGGCATGCCGCTAATGCCTGTTCCATCCATAGCAGCTCCAGCTAAATTAGGGTTTATTGAGCCAGTCCCACTTGTAAGATTTTTTATTGCTTGAAGAATCCCCTCTTGAGCAGACTTTCTTGCATTAATTGCTTCAGTCTGAGTAGGGTACATGCTTAATAATTTACCCAGCATACCACCGCTTGCCGCATCCTTACGAAACGCTGCTTCGTTTGCGTCACCTTGTAGAGATGGTGCTTTAATTGCCCCTAAACCAGAACTTAAAGGTAATGTTTGATTTTGAGCCATCTAAGCTCTCCTATTTACTGCCAGTTGGCTTAATGCCCTGCAAGGCAGTATATGCTCCCACACCTGCTAAGAAAGGATTTGTTGCCGGAGTTGTGGCTGATTTAAAGGTGGACGATAAACCAGCACTAGGCATACCTTTTAACAAGGACTGTCCCATTTCAAGGCGTGTAAATGGCTCTTGTGCCGCTGCTAATTGATTTTGTCTTTGAGCCTCAAGCTGTTGTGACTGGAGATTTCGACCAATATCACCTAGCTGTGTAAGCATGCCAAGATCAGCCCTGCCAAGTTCTGACTGCACACGACCAATATCGGCTGTTGTGCCAGCTAATTGACCATATGCCTGCCCTAAACCGCCCATGAGTTGAGCGGACTTTTGTGCGGTATTCATTGCATCTTGGTAGCCTTTACGCTGTGCTTCTCCTACAGCAGCCAATCTACGTCCCTCTGCTTCAGCAGCCTGTACACCTTGACGAGAACCACCAAAAGCCCCTGCCCCAACAGCGGAACCTGCTAGTTTGTTTTTTTCCATAGCAGCTTGGCGATTTATTTCATTGATAACACTACCCTGATACGGGTTCATGTATTGTTGAGCCATAGCTGGAAGGTTCATTAAAGAGCCAAGACCAGCAGAAAGAGCCGCTTGCCCACCTAGCGTTTGACCTGAAGCACCCAACATAAATGGAGCATAAGATCCAACCATGCCCGGAGCCATGCCAAGGGCTTGCTGTTGTAGGGGATCAAGACCAGCAACTTGTTGTTGTGGTAAAGCAATTGGACTATCAAGCAAGCCCTGTGAAGTTTGATTGCCAGACGAATCAAACTCACCGAATGCTGTTCCAAGGAGACGCTGTTCTAACCCCTCAAGGTAGGGAGCCAGACGCTGTATTTGTTCTACTGTTTGCGTAGACATTATGCCATCCCCTCAAATTTATCCATCATACTGTACATTCGGTTAAGACCTTTATTTACGTCACCCCCACCCGCGCCTTCAACAGCGTCACGAGTCATAACAAATTCACCAGCCGTTAATAATGCTGGCACATCGTCTTTGGTTCCAGATCCTTCGTATGGATTGATAGGCCCGTCTCTTCTAGGAGGATTTGCTGGATAATTATCCATCGCACCACCTTGGTTAAAATACTGGACTAAACCGCCTTGATTATAATTTATGCCACCAAGCTTACCGTATTGTAAACCACCAGCATATGGTCTTTTTTCAAATGCCGTTCTTGTGTCCTCTTTATCTCCACTTGCTAAAAGCTCTGCAAGCAAACCTGCGGCTGCACCTTCGCCAAGTTTTGTGTTTAAAACTTTGTATAACAAATTGTCATCAGCCATACCAAGGCCCTGCAATAACTCAGCCGACATGGTTTTTGGCTTAATTGCTTCAACTCCTTGACTTGCACCTGTCCCTGCTGAAGCCGCCTCTCTTGCTGCTGCGGCTGCTTCGCTTGGAGATTGAGTTCCTCTCATTGGGCTAAATGGAGCATCTACCCTTTCCATAGCAGTTGTTCCCTGATCAGCTATTGTTCCGGCTCCGCCAAACATGGTAGATCCTATCCCGCCAAGCAGTGCTGATTTCAGAGCGTCTTTAGGTTTTTGACCAGTCAGAAGGCCAATACCTCCTGATATTAAAGCATTCTGTACGGCTGGGTTTGCCATAATCCCAGTTGCACCACTAAACAAAGGAGCAGCAGCAGGCCCTAAAAAGCTGCCAGCTACCGCAGGTAAAGCTATTTTGGCTAGATCATCTAAAAAACCCATAGTTTAAATCCTTACTAAACACGAACAATTATACAGAAAAATCTTGTTATGTCACTATCTTCACTGTTCCTGAGTCATTATACAAAGAACCAACTTCAAGACCAGATGCACTTGTAGGTAATCCAGTTAAAGTGGCAGTAGAAGCACGAATGCCTCCGGGGTTACGCTCTTGCTCAATAAATATCTCCAAAGCTCTTATTAAATCAGACATATAGCTCACGCTGTACTCCTCTGGAGCTTCCGGCAGTCTTGGTGGTGGGACTTGATTGCTAGACATTAGCGCCTCCCATCCTGACGCAGATTAACCCGTGGGCTTCCTAGTCTCCACTTAGCTCCAACTGCACTTGACTCAACCCTCAACGCGAATGAACGACCACGAGATCTCATGTCTAACTGTGCTGTATATGTTTCAACTGGGACTGTTTGTGTCCTAATTGTTGTTCCAGAACCAGTATTAGAAAAATCCTCTCCGGGGTTGTCTCTGGATTTTATTGTAAATGTAGCTTGCGGGGTAGATATAGCTGTTGAACCAGAAAAACTTAAATCTGGTATTACCTTGTTTATAAAAGTAAATCTATCTCCATCACCAATATCCATTACCGCTGATTCTATATACGACTCCATAGCCGCTCCATCGTCATCGTGACCGAACTCTTGGTTGTAAACATACCCACCTTCTGTAGCCAGAGGGAAGGGCCGAGTACCACGATCCAACCAAGCTGTTCTGCTAAGATTGCCATAATACCATATTTTGTCCAAGTAATTGTACACTACATATCTGTCATTAGACTGTGAATTAGCTGATGCGTAGAACCAGAACACCTCACTAAATTCAGAATTAACTCCGCCATATATCTTGTCGTTTTGATCAAGATTAATGTCGTTGAATACTTTATCCTTAACAGTACATTGTAATTGTTTTGTTTGACCAGCATAGACATAAAAGTTGTCGTCACCCATCCAGAACACAAAATCTTCCGTAGCAACAGCGGAATTTGGCCCGGCTATAGTTATGTTGGATGCAAGCTGCTGTAATCCAAATGTAAAAGGAGGGCCAATAAATCTCATAGATGTAAGCGCAGTATCTGTCCACACTAGGATTTCACGTTTAGTTTCAATAGCTTTTACGAAGGTAGAGCCTGAACCAAGTCGCAGATCCCCAGCAGTATTAGAAGAAGTAGGAAACCAGTCTATTGGACTTTCTTGACTGGAAAAACGTATTAACAGTGGGTCTTGCACTCCGTTACCTTGAGTGTCTGTTGAACTACCTAATCCATCAGAGCCAAAAGCAAGAACGTGACGATCTCTATCAGAAACCATAATCTGTTTACAAATGGTAGGAACGCTTCTCTTTGTGCCTGACAAAGTAGACAACTCCACTGCTCTAGCGTTTGTGCCAGTTGATTTATCCCAATAAAACACGCCAGAATCTCGCGGGTTTATAAGAAGATCTTCTCCAAAATTATCATGTGACCACAAACGTATCTGTGTCGTGGTTGTCAAACCACCAGAAGCTGCAACACCCCATCCAGAAAAATCGTCTGCGGGGTCAGCATTACCTTTAGCCAAAATAACTAAACTACCGTCAGTGTGAGTAGCAGCGGCTGTAGGTCCAAAAGTGTTTACATTTGAACTTGCGCCTGAACCTGCATACCCTCTAGTGCATCCAGTTAAATCATTGCCTGATATGCCGCCGACAAGAATTAACTCATTATCAATCATTATAATATCATTAGCTACGATACCAGTGGTGCTGGTTACGGTAATTGTTGTATCACTAGCGGAAAGAGTGCCACCTTCATTTAGCGTTGTCTGTAAAGG